GGAAACCATCCCTTATATAGGTTATTAGTAATTACCCGTTGTTGTCAGAAACAGACGGTTTAACCTCGGTCGCCGGAGCAGTCTGAGGTTCTTTAGAAGACTCAGGAGCTTTAGCTTCAGCAGGAGCAACAAAGCCAAGTTCTTCAAGCTTACTCCTCTGTTCAGGATCATTAAGCGCCTGGAGGAAGTCAGATGGAGAGTTATTGAAAGAGGCGCGAATGCGGGACGGAAGACTTTCAAAATATTCAGTCGCACGAGCGACAGCATTCTGAGCTGTCTGGAAGTCACTGACATTAGAAAAGTCGCCAAACTGAATGGGGCGCTTCGGCGTAAAAGGATCAGTCAAAAAGCCAGTCTCAGCATATTTCTGAAGAATGTTATCAATCATCGTCTCATCTTTGAAATGCTGTTGCGTCATCGACGGTTCAGTAAAGACAATGCCTTCGGCAGTAGCGTTTGTGTGATTAATTTTGAACTTCATATAAGCTCCATATAAAAAAGTCCTCGCACTGCGCAAGGACTGATTAGAAGAATCTCCGTGTTGCGGCCGCGTCTGTACTTAGACTTCAGCCTTAGCAGGCGCGGCCGCTTTGGGGTCCTCAATCGTAGATACAAAAGCTGTCGCGGCAGCAATCTGTGTCGGAGCAGAGGCTACAAGCTCTCCAGTCTCATCAGAGTACTGACCGATCTCATAAAGAAAGAAATCGTCGGGATGCTGACCAACGGTAGTGCGACTATCACGAACGAGATCAGAGAAAGACCGAGATGCATCAGCTGCAGAACGGCTGAAGAACGGCGTATTAAAAACCTGAAGTTTAGAGTCGAAAACGGAAAAAACCTTAAGGATCATGATTAATTCTCTTCCATAACGCGTCTGAGTTTAGCGGCTTTCAGTTCTTGGACGCGTTCACGAACTGAAAGACGTTGCGGCGAAGCTTCGCCAGTATCTTCAAAATCACGACCTCGCTTTTCACGAAGACGCTTAATCTCTTCATAACGAACAATATCAGAACGCTCCAACAACTTATCAAAATAAGCTGGAGGATTCATCATAATCTTATCGCTAAGAATAAGTCGATCATTAGTATAAATATCAGTCATGTACTTTTCACAAAAGTCATGACCAATGCCAGGTTTAAGCGAGCAATGACAAAATTCAGCAACCTTACCGTCGTAATGCTCAAGCTTCAAAGGACCTGTAATTTTCTTCGTAACATAACGAGCGACATAAGCGGCAGTCTCAAAGTTGACTGAACCAATCGAACTAAAACCATACGGCCAAAGTTTCTCAAGCGTACGGCTACGATATAAGTTATTGCCTCGACGAATCGACCAGAGCTGTTTATCTACAAAAGTAACGCCAAAAATTATGGCGTGATAGTGAGGACGACCAAGCTTATCGCCATACTCACCACACATGAAAAAGCGAAGCTGTTGACCAAAACGGCTCATGAAGTATTTACGCATGCGCTTCATGAACAGCTGAAAATGCTCGTAATGAAGTGAGCCATCTTCAGGCAAGTGAGCATCGTCATAAGTCAACGTAAGAAACATGTTGTTCTTATGTGACTTAGCTTCAACAACACATCGAGCGGCCCATTCACGAGACTTAGAAAGACGACAGCCAATACATTGACCGCAAGGAATCTTAAACTCAGAAAACGGAATAGCCTTCGAAGGATCAAAGGTTACAGCGTTGCGAGTACCGTCTTTAGTCTTAGATCCGGCGAGTCGATAAGCCGTTATCGGGCGAAAGCAAGGCATTTTTCAAGACACGCAATATGAAGCTCACGAAGAATCGTCTCACGAGAAGAGCGAAAACGAACCTGAAATGAACAAAGAGCGACCCAAGGGCGATCGCGATAAAGCGTCCAGGTCACCAACTTGCAACGACCAACATAGCTTTCTTCGCCAGGGATAAGCCAGCAGACGCCAAAGTCTTTAAGTGTGATCCTAAATGCCGCAGTAGCCATAGCATGTTCCAAATATGGTTAAGGTGTCCAAAATGATAACTACGACAACCGCGGCAAGTAACCAGGGTTAACGCTTAAATGCGAAAACCGCCGCGCATAGGCGTAGCACGAGTATTCAAAGTCTTCGTGCGTGATGCACCTTTACGGAAAATACGCTTAGATGCTTTACGAGAAAGCTTATGACGACGACGAGACATAAAAACCTCACTTTTTAAAAAGCTTCTTAACGGCCTTGAAGGCCTCCCAAATCGCCGAACCAGAGTTCAGCAAAACATTAACGAACTTCAAGATCGTATCTATCATTTCGCAAGATGAGCAGCACCAACAGCGGAATTTGTAAGCGGCGCAGTCGAATTAAAAGGATTAATCAAATTCATCCACTGTCCAAACTTCCAAGCGCTAGAGTGCTCTTTCATATAATCAAAAACTAACTTCTGCTTCTCAGAAGCAATAGCAGAATTCTGAGTCATGAATTTCGCTTGCTTCAAATTCTCTTCTTGAATCTTATTAGCAATCTCTTGACCTTTCGTTTGAGACCACATCAAATTAGAAGAGCTATCAGAAGCAACAGCCTGAGCGCGCTTCAAACTAGCGTCAGCATGCAAAGCAGAATTCTGAACGTAAGTCTGTTTCTCAAGAGCTTCTTTCAAACTCTTCTCAGAATGCTGAGTTGACGTTTCAGCACCAGACTTAAAAGCGCCAGCTAAATCAGGAGCAACGATCTGAGGCGCATTGCCAGGAGTGCCAGAACCGCCTGTGGCCGAAAGGATCGGATTAAGGCCAGCTTTACGCATATCAGCAACTTCCCACTGATGCCGATTCTGCATCGCTTCTTTCTGATGCTTCCACGAAAAATAAGCACTAGCAGCAGAGCTACCTAAATTAGCGATTCCGCCAATTGCTTCTGACCAAGGAAATCCCATAATCAACTCCTTAGAAGTGATCAACCAAGCCAGGCACTGAATACACAGGCATCGGACGAGCGCACTTCAAACGAATATACGAGTCAAACAAGAATTGCGGCTCATTCTGAACAGCAATTACACGCTCGACTGGCGGATTATCTTCAATGAATTGCGACGAAAGAGTTGGCAAAGAGCTGAACTTCTGCGCTAAATGCCAGCTATCGAGCGGCAGAGGATCAGTCGAACGGAACTTACCAGTGATCTGTCCAGGGTAATAGCGATACTCGGCATAACGCTCTTGATAGCCAAAGACCTTATCGTCTTCAGCAGTACCTTGCGCATAGATCTCTTTATTAAGAACAGCTTGTTCACCAAGATGCGCCAACACAGGCCAATAGAAGTCAAAACGACCTTGACGAGACCACATGCGATTAAGACCTTGCTGGTAAGTAAGATCAGCACGGACGTTCACAAAACCAAAAACATAACCATGCTCAACAAAAGACTTAGAGAAGCCATGGAAGTTGTCTGAGACTACACCGTAAGCGGCAAGGTTGCCTTGCGGAGTCATGTCATTCGTAGCTGAAGTCTGCTGAACAGGATTGATCAAAATGCGAGCAGACGAACCACCGAGATACTCAGGACGCTGGAGACGTGCATCAGGCGAAATTACGCCGAAATGGGAACGCAAGATTTCTGTATAGCGCGTACCGCCGCGAGCATCGCGCTCATAGAGCTTCTGAATCTGGAAAGCTTGACGCAAAGCATTAATAGTGATCGGCTGAGCTTGCGAAAGATCAGCATGTAAAGAACTGAAATCAAGAGCATCATGCATACGAATACTCTTAAGAACAGTACCATCATTGGAAGAGCCAGAAGAATCAGACCAAGACAAATCACCTAAAGTGAGAACACCAGTAGAACGACGACCTCTAGACCACAAACCAGAATAAGAATACGAATCAACAGGCTTAGGCTGAATGTAAGAGCCAGAGGAGCCACCAGTATTCCAAACAGTACCCGTCCAAGTCTGAACTGACGGATCAAGCAAAAGATCAGCAGAGCCAGCAAGCGGAGCTGTACCACCGAGAGAAATCTCCACTCCAGGACCTTTCTGAGGCCACGGCAGGCATGACGTGAAATAGTCATGACGCTTACCACGACGAACTAAGTTGTAGTCAGATAAATTGTCAGGACCATCACCAGTCGGAACTTTCAAAGATTGCTGAAGATTCTCATCTCTAAACCACTCATTAAAAATCAAATTGTAAGCGCGGAAAGGAAGCGCATTTACTTTCAAGGCTTCATTGACATTAGTCGGAAGACCGAAGTAATCCCAAAGCGTTTGATTCTTAACATTCGTGCCAGAAACCGTCGGAATTAAAAAGTCCGTAGAGTCAGACGGATTTTTCTGCTCACCATTGAACTTCTGCCAGTTGTCCCAAACAAGGCGATTTGGAACAAAGAAGAAGAAGGTCTCTAAATAAAGATTGTCCATGAAAGGGACAATAGGAGTCGCCAAACGAGCAAAAAGAGTAGCAGTCAGCTTAAAGCTATCGCCAGGAAGTACTTCATCAACATAAAAAGGTACAAGATAACCAGAATCAAAAGTTGTCTTATAACCATGAGAACGGTCAAAGACCGATCGAGGAATCTGAGTCGAAGGAATCTGAGAGAACAGATGCTGAGTAGAACGATTAACTGATGACATCTAAAAATCCATAGCTATAGATAACAAAAAAGGCGGCTAGGTCCGAAAGCCCTCTCGACCTAACCGCCTTACGGCTCTAAAACCAAGACTCAAAAAGCTTTATCACCGTAGGACAAAGCATATACCACAAGTCAAAGAGAAAGCAAACATTCGAGCAGTGCGTTGGGTACCCGCACGTGCATCGGGGTGTCACCGGAACCAGTTACATCAAGTAAGTAACTGGTTCCGGTGTGTACCCGTGCGCAAATCGTTGAGATATCTGAAAAAAAAGATCGCCGCAAGCGGGCGATCGAAGGGATTTTGAA